CAACAAATGTCTTTAAATTCCATGTCAATGTTACTTTTAACATATTGGATCTAATTCTATTTCTCCTTAAAACACCTGTAGCGATAGGTCTTACGCTATCTCCATCCCAATCCTGTATTTCAACACTGATATCAGAAGGTGTAGGTAATAATACACCATTCACCTTTATTTTTGCTTCATCAGCCATTTCCTACACCTCCTTAATAATCAAATGCTGGTTTCCCAGTTTGTACTTCATAATCTTTGATGTTATCAATTACCATTCTAGCTAACGCTTTACCATTTTCTAAAACTAAATTGATAACATACGTTCCTCCATTACCACCGTCTCCTTGAGGTAATCTTTCAGAAATCTTTTGAGCAATTAAATCTAGACCCTTTGTATTTCTTTGCAAAGGAATTACCGCTTCGGTTCCTGCTTCCCCAAAGATTGCAGGAGTTGCTTTTGAAACAACTGCACCTTCAGCCAATTTTGGAATTTTTGAAATATTAAATCCTTTTCCACCGATACCTGGAACCCAATTAGGAATTTTAATTTTATTTAATCCACCGATAAAACTGTTGATTCCACTAATGATTGCATTAATAGGCGCTTTAAATATTCCAGCAAAACCACTAACTATATTGCTAAAGATATTCTTAACACCATTCCATGCTCTTGCCCAGTTTCCAGTAAAAACTCCACCAACAAAGTCAATGATACCACTTAACACACCTTTTATTGTGTTCCAGATAGCTGTTACTGTAGAGCAAAATGCATTAAGAGGTACACCTAATAAGCCGAATGCTTTTGTCCAATCATTCGTAAAACCTACTTTTAAGAAATTAGCAAATCCTTCAAAGATTTTTCTAATGCCTTCCCAACAACGTTTTTCGTCACCAGTGAACACACCAACAAAGAAATCAG